GGCACCTGCTACGGCTCCTGCTCGTTCGCTCCGCCGTCTGGTAGCTTCACGCCATATCCTGACCTGACGCAGGAACAGGTGCTTGGCTGGTGCTACGCTAACGGAGTCGATCAAGCGGCCATCGAGGCCAACGTCACCGCGCAGATCGAGAATCAGATCGATCCGCCCGTGGTGACGCTGCCGTTGCCGTGGGTGCCGGTGCCGCCTCCGGTTGTGGTTGCGGAGCCTGTGGTGGTTGCCGATACTTCCGCCGCATGATCAAGATCGAACTCACTCAGGAGCAGGCCAACAGCCTCCTCCAACTCATCGACATTGCAATCAAAGCCGGTGGCTATCAGAACGCTAAGGTTGGCGTTCCTCTGGCAGACATCATCCTCAACGCAGCACAGCCTAAATCCGAGTAATGGAACCAACGAACAGCAGCACCAGCCCTGGACTAAGCCTAGCAGCAGCGGCAGGTGCCACCGCTGTTTCGTTTATTCCGTGGCTTACCGACTGGGTTCAGCTTATCACTGCGCTCATTGGCTTAGCCTGCGCCTGTTACGGAGCCTATAGGCTGTTCAAATCCAAATGAAAAACACGAAAACAACTCTCGCTGGTGTAGGTGCAATCCTGATTGCTATTGGAGGAGCCTTGAAGGCTGTCTTCGATAACGACCCGACAACCAACCTCGACCTGACTACCACTATTGCCGCGGTAACCGCTGGCATTGGCTTGATCTGGGCCAAGGATGCCGACAAGACCGCTACCATCGACCCCAAGGCGTGAACTGGATCTACCAGATCCTTCGGGCAATCCTCGACTTCCTGCGAGCAACACCACCCACCGATGTTCAACACGGCAAAGCACCTGATGATCTCAAGGATGATCTGGCTGCTCGTGTTGCCGATCTGCCTGGGTTGCCAGGTGACACGGGTGGTCCTGGTCCCTTCCGGTGATCCGGTGATGCTGGCCAAGCCGGTGAAGGCCAGCGTCTATGCTTTCGATGCCGACAAGAAGCTGGTCGGGCCATCCCGGGTGACCCTCCCGGCCGGCTGGTACGTCCTACCCAAGAAATAAAACTATGGCCCAGCAAACGATCAACATCGGCACCATCGCCAACGACAACACCGGGGACACCCTCCGCGGCGCCGGCGAGAAGATAAACGACAACTTCGACGAGCTGTATGCCGCCCTGCCGTTGGTTACACCGACGACCTGGGTGCCGACCCTCATCGACTCCGGCGGTGGCCGCACCTTCAGCATCACCACCAACACCGCGCGGCACACTACCATCGGATGTGTGACCACCTTCACCGCGGACGTCACCGTCAACTCGGTGACCGGATCCGCAACGGGCAACCTCCGGCTGTCGCTGCCCGACCCCGTCACCTACGAGGCCGCCGCCGCGGTGTGGCTGACCAACGGAACCAACCAGGCCAAGACTGCAATCATCGCCAGGCTAATCGCCGGCACCAGCTACCTCGAGCTGTCGCACTTTGAAAACGGAGCCGCCGATAGCCTAGCCCCGCATCTCCAGGCCACCAGCCGGCTCATAGTCTCCGGCACTTACTTTACCGCCTGATGACCACCATCGGATCCAGTCTCCAGCAGGGTATGGCGGTGCTCCAGCAAATGCTGGGGGCTCCCATGTTCATTTGGGAAGGGACGTCGATCCGATGCATCCCGGCTGCCGTCAACGATGCCAACGTGCCCATCTCCGGTGGGTTCCAGGACAACGTGACATCCAGGATCCTGGTCATGTTCTCCGACTGGAAAACCTGCGACAGCACCCTGGTCTCAATGGATTCGACACTCTACACGCTCGACCAGGGCACAACCTTCTCCAGGCTACTCAAGGAGGACGGCCAGTTCATCCTCCAGGAGAACAGCGACCGCATCGCCCTGACCTTCTGCAAGCCGAGGCCGGTGGTCGGCAGGACTCTGGTCTATCAAGGCCGCACCCTCCGCATCCTGTCCTGCCGCGTGGATGCCTCCGGCGCCTACTACAACCTGGAACTGGGGGCCAAGACCAAGTGAGGCCCGTTGTTAACATGACGGTCGACTCGAGTAAGTTCGACGCTGCCATGAAGCAGTATCTGCTGACGACATCGCGCGATCTTCACAAGGCCATCAACAGCCGGTTCTTCTACCTGATGGTCCGGCTGTTCGTCCTGGTGCCGCCCAAGAGCCCGGGCCAGGAGCGCCGCAGGATCTCAGACTACCTAGGGACTCCGGTCGGTGACATCAACCGCAAGAGCAAGAAGACCGGCAAGCGGATCGGTAAATCCCGAATCCTTCGCCGGGTGCACCTCATAGCTCAGTCGAAAGAAGCCAAGGGCGGTCGCCGCGGCCTCTATGGCGAAGAGATGAAGGCAGCAGCCTCGGCCCTGATGCGGAAGGCCATCGGGTCGGTCGGATATCTACGCTCCGGTGTGGTGAAGATGATCCGCGTCTACAACAAGGGCTTCAGCCAGTTTCAAAGCGCCAAGTGGAAGCCGCTGTCGAAGCCTCCCGGCTACAAGGCGCCGAAGCAGACCAACGCCGCCCTGGTCTCACTTGCTAACCAGTACGGCCTCAACGAAGAGAACGTCGCCACGCACAAGGGCACCAAGGCCCGAGGATTTCAGGCTGTCCCAGGCTTCAACCCGACAGCCTCGGTGGTAATGACCGCGGGTATTGCTGACAGCCAATACAACCGGGTGGCCGGCATCTACAACACGGCCATGCAGAAGGCCTTCGACGACGAGACGACAGAGATGGTCAACCACATGACCGAGGCCCTCCTGGCCAACGGTAAGGTTCTTGAAGACAACGGGATCACAATCAAATGAACGCCGTCGCCCTAAGAGCTGAACTTGCAGTCGCTGACTACCTGGCGGCCGCCGACTGGTCGGCCTCCGGCGCCGGCACGCCCACCTGCCTCACGTCCTACAGCCGCGGTCTCTACGACGATCCAGACGACCAGGACGTCATGCCCAACTTCCCACGCCTGGTAGTCTCGACCAACTCGGCCAGGCCAATGCAGCGCACCGACTTAACCTGTGAGATCGAGATCGCTGTCGAGTTGCAGCTATCGGCCGACGACACCGACGAGGCTGCTGTGCTGACCACCGTCCAGGTGCTCGACAACCTGATCCTGCCGCTCTTCGACGACACCGGGGCCTCGGCCTTGGATGCCGCAGCAAACGATCCCAGCGGCCCGTTTACCGCGCAATTCGCCGCCCCTCTGGACTTTGGGGCATCCTCAATCTCTAATAGGTCTAGGACGTTCACCAGGACCTTCACACTCTACTGCAGCGCAACCATCTAACCTTAGACACCTATGGCTAACGTACACGGAAATAAATATCTCTTTGGATCACCGGCGACCTTGGCAATGTACGACGCCTCCGGCTCGCTCATTGTCAGCGGATACATCTCGCCCGAGATTGAAAGTTACGACATCACCGGGGAATGCGACACCGAGGAGGTTCGCAACAACAATGGCGAGGTGGTCGGCCACATTGCCTACAACAACCGCCTGACCCTGACCATCAATTTCATTCCTGTTGGAACGAATGCCACGGCAGCCACTGCACTTAACGAGCGTCTCTACGGCTGCTCGTTGCCTCAAGGCAACGGGACTGTTGCGATCACCAACGCCCCTGTGATCAATTTTGGCGGATACGCTGACGCCATCAACACCGGCAGCGGTGGTCGATGGATCTATGCCGGCGGTGGTTCAATCAAGACCACCCAGACCGGCAAAGCCACCGGGACGATCACTCTCAAGCGCTTTCCCGCCATCAGCGCTGCCGCGGCCACCAACTTGTGACCGCTCTGGCCGACATCCTGAACGCTACAGCCGAGCCCTGTCCCGTTGTGATGGGGCTCCGGCTGGTGCCGTTCAGCGTCGGCCATTCTCTGGTGCTGCATCGTATTGGCTCGCCCTTGGCCCTTGGCGGCCCCGTAGAGCGTTCCAATCTCATGGAGGCTGTGTTGGTGTGCTCCCAACCTGTCAGAGAGTCCCTGAAGGCAATCCGCTCACCACTGCGAGGCCTGGCGATCTGGCTATGGGCAAAGAGGACCAAGCATCTTTCATTCGATGCCGAGTTTGAGAAGTGGAACGACTGGATGGCCAAGCAGTCGACGGCCCCCGAAATCTTGAGCAAGCCTGGGAAAGGGCGCACACTAGCTATGCCTTGGCCCGAGAGAATGCTGGCCTGCTGCATGGATATCGGTCTCCAGGAGAATACTGTATTGGCCATGCCAATCGGTGACGCCGAGCGCCTTGTCCTGGCTCGTGCGGAAACCCATGGAGATGTCGAGCTGTGGAGCCCCAAGGACGAGGCCCTCTGGCATTGGGCGCAGCAACAAAACACCAACAACTGACCATGGCTATATTCTCTCTTCTCGCAAAACTCGGGCTCGATGGCACTGCCTTTGAAACAGGCCTAAAGCGGTCTCAATCGCTCGCCAAAAGTATCGGCAGGGACATTTCAGGAACGGTGGCCGGTGTTTTCGCGGTCGATAAGCTGGTCGAGTTTGGAACTCAAGCACTTGAGACCGCCGGAAAACTCCAAGACCTATCAACGCAACTCGGTGTGTCTGCCGAGTTCTTGCAGGAGATGAAGTTCGCCGCCGATATGGGCGGATCAAGCCTGGATGCGGTCTCTACGGCACTTGAGAAAATCACAATCGCACGAGGCAAAGCACTTGGAGGAGATCAAGGCCTGGTTGATGCCTTTGCCCGTTTCAAAGTCAGTGCTTCGGAAATCAAGTCAGCAAAGATTGAGGACATCTTCCTGAAGATCGGCCGTGCATTTGAAGGTGATGCCAACCCGCAAAACCTTCTCACACCTTTCCGTGAACTGGCTGGCAAAAGCGCTGGCGCCTTGATTCCAGCCATGGCGTCGGGACTTTCGGATGCAGCAAATCAAGCCCACAGATTGGGTATGATCATGTCGACCGACGTCATAGACACCTTGGACGAGGCAAACGACCGTGTGGACATCATGCGGAAGACTATGGAAGCTGGAACCGGCTCATTCATGGCCAAGATTATTGAGCCAGCTTTCCGGCAACTCGAAGCACTAGGTGCAGGCATTCAAGGATTCTTTGGTGCTATGTTTGCCGAAGGCCGAGCCGGTTTCCAAATCGAGAACTTCTTTCAGCAGTTTGCACAGGCCAGACGCGCAGCCCTGGACGAGATGGATGCCGAAATACAAGGCAAACGCGAGGCTAGGGACAGGCGAGCAGAGGTCAGACGGAAGATTGAGATGACTCCGGAAGGTGAAAAGTTCAAGACCGTGGCGGTTTCCGCGGCTACCGGCGACCAACTCGCACGCACCGGTGGATTCACCGCTTTTCAGACAAACATGGACCGATACTTTGGATCGGTGAAAACTCAGGCTCAGGATATCCGGGACATCGCCCGAAACACTCAAAGGACGGCTGAGGCCGTCGAGGAATAACATGGCAACGATCCAGGGTAACTTAATCGCTCCAACGCCGCCTCCGAGCAACACGCCGCTGACCTATGTAGAAGTCAGCCGTGGATACGACAACGTCGGCAATGGGCGAGTTGTCACGCTGACATTCAAAGGCCCCAAGGATGCCCTCCGGATCGCATCGGCCCAATGGGTGGCTTTGGGCGCCAAGTACAGCATTCGAGAGGAAGGCCCTTATTCTGAGGCAACCGTTACCATCGGCGGCACATCATTCGACCCAGGCCTTCCGATTCAAGACCAGAGCATCCCGCAGGTAGGTGAACTGGCCGACATCCGCTACGAGTTCCGGACTGATTACGTCGACGTGAGCATCTTTGCGCTTCCTGCCGTCGCCAGGGAGGCCACAATCACTGGAAATCCGGCAGGCTACAAATACACCCTTGAGACTGCTGTCAGGAACGGAGATCCACTGCCAACAAACAGCGGAACCATGGCCACCAAGGTTTATCAGAAGCTGTCCCGCGGTGAGGAATCTTTCCCAGTTGCTCGGGTCAGCCTGACCAGGATAGCCACATTTTCGGGAAACCTAGGTCTACCACAAACGCCCCAAGGAATCCCACCTGTCTACACACCGGCATCCTTTGCAATCGCTTGGCAGCTTCCGTTTGCTGTGCAGCAAATGCTTCCCCCTGTTCCGGTCGACCCAAACACCGGACAAATCCAAGCACCATCTGGCACCGCTTGGGGCTGGAAGCTGACAAACTATTCAACGAGCCTTGTCACAAAGACAAACCAAGTAGAGCAAAACATCTCCTGGACGTTCGCCCCATACGATCTCGACATTTACCCCTTCTTTTAACCTCAACTAACACACCTCTATGGCAGACGAAATTCAAATGACCGCCCGGCTGTACGCTTCCAAAAACGGAGCCTACCTGCCCTCAGTAACCTACACCAAGAGCGCCACCATGGTCGGCACCGACATGGGCAGCCAGACTCAGGCTATCGGCACCGCATCTTCTGAGACCCTGGACGTTCCTGTCGACGTGACCAGTCCCTACAAGGTGCTGATCTCCAACCTAGACTCGACCAACTACGTCGAGCTGTCGTTCACCTCTGGCTTCGCCGCGGGTGCCGGCACGATGCGCTTACCGGCAGGCGAGACCATGCTGATCCCGTACATCAACACGAACCTCTACCTGATTGCCAACACCTCCGCGGTGACCATCCAGGCGACCTTCTGCGAGATTTAACGCACCAACCCTATGGCCAACGAAGTCGAGATGTCCGCGCGGCTTTACGCCTCCAAAGGCGGTGCTGTGATCAACTCACTGTCTTACAGTGCGATAGCCAACATGACCGGCACCGACATGGGGCAGCAGACCCAGGTGGTCGGCACTAGCGACGAGACCCTGGACCTCACCGCTGACCTGTCTACACCCTATCGCCTCCTGGTGGTCAACCTAGACCTAGTTAACCCGGTCTCTATCGGGCCTTCCTCACCGTACTCGTTCCAGATCCCAGCCGGGCAGTTCATCCTGATCCCGTGGGTCGACGCTACGATGTACGTCAAAGCCAGCAACAGCTCCGTAAAGATCTTCGCTCAGTTCTGCGAGATCTAACCAGCCATGGCCATCCAACTGCCCTCCAAACTGGCCGAGACTGGCCTTAAGGCAGATCATGCCCGGGCCATTAACCAGCTCATCGAGGCCGTGCGCCGGGTCCAGCTCGTCGCCGGGCCTGGCCAACGGGTCGAGCAGAACGCCAACGGCACGACCCTAAAGACCCCGGTGATGTCGACGACGGTGCAGACCTCCGAGGAGTCCTGGTTCTACTGACCCATGCCCTACGCTACCGACAGGAAAGACAAGATGTTCACGGCCTACAACCTGAACACCTTGTACAGCCGGTTCGACGCGAAATGTCGGG